GCATTGTAGTAACGAAAGATCCAGAGGCATTTCCACAATCTATGAAATAAAGATGTCCATTCATAGTGTGTAAACGATAAGTGAGTGTTTTTGTTAATGCGTCTCCTTCAATCTTTGAAATGTGTGGTAGTGTTGTGTCCACAAAGTCTTTTATCAAAAGAGCTGGTACAGTTTTATCCAATGCCTTAAAGTCAGCGTTGATAAAGTCCCCTTCTCTCATGTTGAAGTGCAACATGTGGGTGGTCGCATCTCTATAAGGGTTCATCCCAATGCAGAACATTGTTTGATCATGTTTCTTGATCATCTGGTCTAATAAAACTCCAAAATACTTTTTCAGAACCATATTGATGGATAGGTCCATTTCATTAAACAATCTGACTTTTCCTTCTTCGACTTTAGAAATTGGTAACAATTCTATCTTGGCGTTGTCTTTGACAACAGTGAGTACTGCATTTCCTTGTTCTATAGCGGAACTGTAAAATCTGTAATCATTAAGTAACTCCCTACCTGCTGATGTTTCAGTATTGATCTCATACCATGGTTTGGTTGTGTTGCTCTTGTCTTTGAACAGCGCTTCCTCGTTTCCTTGGGGTCGCTTAGTCATGATCTTGAAGAACTTCTTGAATTTTGGTCCTGCGGATGTCGACATTTCAAGACCTCTTAGGTATTCCATACCATTGAGGACTTCGTGTAGCTTCGCTGGTCTAGTCTCTGGGAAGTGTTTTTTGTAATACGCTTTAAGATACTGGGTGGTGAATGCATCTATCTCTGCGTCAAAGGAAAAAACTCCTTTGTGATTACGGTACTTGACTGCTTGAGAGAAAAGTGGATTGTACTCCCCTTTCTTGTCTTTGATTAGTTTGCTGAAGTCCTTGATGTTTGTCGTATCGATAGCAGAACCAATAGTCTCACACGTGAGGTATTTTGATGCTACATCAACATAGATTTTCTTGTGTTTGGGGTATGAATGGAAATTCAATTCCGCATTGTAACCAAAAACACTTAACTTTGAGCAATTTTCGTATCTACTCTCTTTCGTGTCAGAAACCACAGCACTATACATTTTGTCATCAATAGCCATGTCTCTTTGTGAAGTTTGGTGTCGAATTTGTTTGTACGTCTTCACAGGAGAAACTGTCGAATTTGACCTGATCTGTGTGATATCACCAAGACTTATTGATGCAAACCATCCAACGTTTGTAGTGTTGAATGCATTATGTATCCCGATGATTTTCCATTGATTATTGATTCTTCCAACCAAAGGGAAACCACAATCTCCGATCAAGAATGTTTCCTTCGTTCTCTCTATTCCGATCAATGAATACATCCACGATTTTCCTTCTACTCTGAAGAACGGGTTCAGTTTATCTGTTAATGGGTATCGATGTCTATCAATAAAAACGCAAGGCGCATTTATCGCTTGAAATTCTGTAGTAGGTCTAATATACCATGCCGTTTTAATATTGTGAAATTCTTCTTCGTTTGCAAACATGGATGTTATATTTGGTGCATAAGGGAATTCCTTACTCACAACTTTGTAGAGCAAGTAATCTCTATTTCTCTCTATTGCTAAAACTTCTGCTTGATAAATCTGACCATCTGAAGAAATTTCAAATTTCTTTTGGTGGTGAGAAAGGACATGTCCGACTGTGATGCCAATATTGTCATAAAGCATAAGACCAAAGGTGTAACCAGTGTCTGTGATAACCTTGACGTAGCTCTTTTGGAGTTTCTTTCCAAGCTTTTGCAATTCTCCTTGGCTTTGGTGTTG